TGGAAGAGGTGATATTATGCAACTGATTTATAACGGTAAAGATATAACTGCAGCAGTAGATGTTAATAAAGCAGATATAATAGATACTGCCGGAGGCAGGGCTGACAGCTTGGAACTATGCATGAGTGACACAGAGGGCATATGGAGCAGTTGGAAACCACAGAAAAATGATACAGTGAAAGTTATCCAGGATGGATTTAGTTCCGGATTGATGTATGTGGATGAATTAGAGCAGCAGCGAGGATTTTATATTATCCGTGCTCTTTCTATTCCGCAGGAAGCAAAAACCCATATGACAAAATGCTGGGAGGAAGTGAGATTTCTGGAGTTTGCCGGGGAAATTGCTGCAAAGTATGGCTTTACACTCCAGACATACGGTATAGAAAATTATTTATATAGCCGGCTTGACCAGAACAATCAGGCTGATTTTGAATTTTTGGCATTTCGCTGTATGCTGGAGGGCTATGTACTTAAAATTACTGATAAAAAGGTTGTTATATACGATGAAAGATATATGGAAAGCCAGGAATCTGTAAAAACCATATATTTTTCTGACTTTGATGGCAACTTTAAATTTAAAAATAAATCCAACGGCATTTATGGAGCATGCCGAGTGGTATATGGATCTATTCAATCCAAATATAAAGCATCTGGAATATACGGACCTGTATTGGATATTCCTAATATAGCTTTATCAAGCCAAGCCGAAGCAGACCGGTACGCTAAAAACATTTTGAGATACCATAATAAATATGAGCAAACTGGCAAATGCACAATACAATTAGACACTGGACTTGCAGCTGGTAATAGTATTCAGATCACTGGTGTGGGTATGGCAGATGGGAAGCAATTTTGCGAACAGGTAATTCACAAGCTTGTTGAGGGCAAGACTGTATTAAATCTTAGAAGACCGCTGGAGGGATATTGATGGTACTGAAATGTAAGGTGTCAAGCATAGATAGTTCCGGAACAAGAGTGATCCTTTTAGACCGGGGAAATGCGGTAACACCACCTATAGCTACAGCTGATCATGTTGGTACGCTTGAAGTTGGGGATATTGTGGCAGTAGTGTTTTTTAATAATCTCTCTGATGGTCTCATTATTGCAAAGATAATGTAGGGTTTGGAGGGTCATAAATGGGCGTTATAGCAACGTTTGCAGGAAAAGTATTTCAGGTTGACTCCAAAAAAATATGCACTTTTGATGGTTTCTCATATTCATCAGCGCTACAGACTGAAAAGCAGGACGTGGATGGTGCTAAACCAAGCACCTACATAAAGGGACCGGATTTGGATACTTTTAACTTAACCATAAGGTTAGATGCCGCATTAGGGGTAAATCCACGCAATGAATGGAGCGACTGGATTAATATACTTAGTCGAAAGACAGCATATCCATTTATACTTGGCGGAGTTCCATTAAATAATACAAGATGGCTATTGATATCTGTATCGCCAAGTAACTTTGTTTTTGACGATAACGGAAAGATATTATCACTTGACTTAAATTTAAAATTTGAAGAATATATCCGACTGGGCAGCAAAAAAGAGTCTTCCTCATCTTCAAAAAGTGCATCCGGAAGTAAATCCCCGGTATCAGTTCCGGGACTAGCAGATATGTTAGAAAAACTGACTTATTCTATGCCAGATGATACAAGTTTAAAACGTCAGAACACTCAAATGATTGCGCAATCGAAAAGCAGGAATTGGACATATTCGGCATACTAGGAGTGAGACATATGCAATATACAATTAATACTTCACGTCCATTGCAGCTAAATTTCGGGGCAAAAGGTAATGAGCGGATCCTCCAGAATGTATATAATCTTATAAATACATTTCGTTATGAGGTGGCATACAATCGTACACTGGGAATTGACCCGGCAATATTTGACAAGCCTTTAGATACTGCTATTGCCTTGTACACAGCAGAAGTGTTTAGAATTGTTTCTGATTACGAACCAAGGGCTGAAGTAAGATCAGTAAATTTTACAGGTATAGATACTGATGGCAATATGGAATTTGAGGTGGTGGTGGAGATATGAGCGATATAAATTTTGTTGAAGTTGACTCCCAGGATGTAGCCAATCAACTCATAAAAGATTTTGAGGAAGCTCTTGGAACAACATTATACCCTGGTGATGAACGAAGGATATTTCTATTACAGTTATTACAGGTGATTATTGGATTAAAAAGTAATATAAATGAATCAGCAAAACAGAACTTACTTAGGTATGCATCCGGAAATGTGCTGGATGCAATGGGTGATTTTTATAACACTCCGAGACTTCAGGCACAAAAGGCAAAGGTAACGCTCAGATTTTCTCTATCGGCGGCCCAGGCAAATAATATTATCATTCCTGCAGGTACCAGGGTAACACCAGATGGCCAATTATATTTTGCTACCACAAAAGCTCTTGTCATTCCAGCTGGGCAGACCACTGGTGATATATTAGCAGAAGCGACTGAAAGTGGCGAAAAATACAACGGCTTTACAGCCGAACAGATAAAAACTATAGTGGACCCAGTAGCATATGTGGCCAGCGTTATCAACATAGATACTAGCTCTGGAGGCTCCGATGTTGAAGATGACGACAGCTATCGGGAAAGGATCCGTCTTGCGCCTGAGAGCTTTTCTGTGGCCGGACCTGAAGGGGCATATATCTATTGGGCTAAAACTGCAGATGTAAATATAGCAGACATATCAGTTACATCATCGTCCCCTGGCGTTGTAGATATTGTGGTACTGATGAAAGATGGCCAACTACCGACTCAGAATGTGTTAGATGCTGTAATGGCTGCAGTAGATTCTAAAAACCGTCGGCCATTGACGGACAATGTTCAAGTATCAGCACCGGAAGTTGTAAATTATAATATTGATCTGACTTATTATATCGGCTCTGATAGACAAGCTGAAGAGATCTCACTTAAAAATGCCATTGAAGCAGCAGTAAATCAATATAATGTATGGCAATCCGAAAAGCTTGGTAGGGCAATAAATCCTGATTATTTGCGACAGCTTATGCTCAATGCCGGAGCATATAAAATTGATGTCACTTCGCCAACATACACTGAGATAGGAAGAAATGAAGTTGCTAAAGTAGAAACTGTAACTGTGTCATACGGAGGATTGATATAAATGACGCTTAAAGATATTGATCTTCTTGCCTTACAGACTTCATACATGAAGCAGGATCTGACCGTACAGGCCCTGTGTGCAGTCCTTACCCCACAGTTTCGACAGTTAGCTGATGAAGTAAAAGCCTGCTTGATACTATCACGTATAAATGAACTTGACGAGTCTGCTTTGGATGAGCTAGCCTGGCAGTTACATGTCGATTGGTATGACGCAAACGCCAGTATCGATGTAAAGCGACAGATTATAAGGAATGCTTTGAAAGTGCATCGATATCGTGGCACTCCTTATGCAGTTGAACAAGTAGTGCAGGACTATTTCGGAGATGGTTACGTGGAAGAATGGTTTGAGTATGGCGGGGATCCTTACCATTTTCGGGTTGTAACCAGTAATCCATCCGTAACCGGAGAGCAGGCAAATCAATTCGCAATGGCTGTCGAAAAGGTGAAAAATGTCCGGTCTCATTTGGAGCAGATAATCATTAGCATGTCAGCTGAAATGCAGATGTTTTTTGGCAATGTCCTTCATACTGGAGATTCAATAACGATAGAACAGGTGGTGTAAGCATATGAGTTTTGGATTAATAGCATTTACAAATCGTGGTCGCGCACTACAGGCAAAAGCACAAGCAGGTACCCAGCTAAAATTTACAAGAATTGCAGTGGGTGATGGCCAGCTCAGTGGTCAGGTAATAGCGGATCTTACAACTTTGGTACATGAGGTAAAGTCAATTGCCCTAAACAAGTTTAAAACTATGCCAGGCGGCAAAGCTGTTGTTGGCGGTATGCTTTCCAACCAGGACATTGCAACAGGATTTTATTGGCGCGAGCTTGGCCTGTTTGCTCAAGATCCCGATCTGGGTGAGATACTATATTGTTATGGAAACGCGGGAGATCTAGCCGAGTATATTCCAGCGCCTGGAGGCGCTGAGATACTGGAAAAGCAAGTTGATATTATTACCATTGTAGGCAATGCATCAAGTGTTACAGCTACAATAGATCAATCATTGGTGTATGCTACGAAAGCAGATATTGATGAGGCAATACATAGTATCACTGCTGAAATGATTGGCGCAGAAACCCCCGCCGGTGCACAGGAAAAAGCAGATGCAGCTAGAACTGCAGCAAATAATTATACTGATCAGAAATTCGCTGTAATTGCTGAAGGCCTTGCATCTCATAATCATGATAATAGATATCTGGGGATTAATGCTAATGCTGTTTCTGCAAGTAAATTACAGACTGCAAGAACAATCTCTTTAACAGGCGATGTAACAGGTAGTGTAAGTTTTAATGGAGAAAGCAATGTAAGTATGACTACAACTGTTGCAGATGATAGCCATAACCATTCTATTAATACTATAACTAATCTTCAATCAACTTTAGATTCAAAAGTGCCAAAAAGCGGTACCACAATGACAGGTGTACTTGTCGCACAAAATAATACTTCATATACCACTAAACAAGTACGAAACATTATTCTCTCTACTTCTAACCCATCTGGTGGTAATAATGGGGATATTTGGATTAAGTATAAGTAGGATGGTGATACTATGCCAGCCGATATTTGGGTGAATATAGATGGAGTTAATAGACAATATGATAAAGGATATGTAAATATAGATGGAACGTGGAGAGAAATAGATAAGGTATGGGTTAATATAGGAGGAACGTGGAGGGAAGTTAATTTTGAATTTCTTTTGAATTATATTGGGCAAGCCCCTAACTTAACATCAGTAGCATACCATTGTGCTGTGGCTAAAGTTGGTAATTATGCATTATTTGCAGGTGGTGCTTCTTCGTACCTCTCTGGTTCAGATTTAGATAATGTGGATGCATATACTGTATCTTTAGTTAAAACAACTCCTGCAAAACTATCTGTTGCCAGAGGGCAAGCATGGGGAGCTTATACATCGTCCCATGCTTTAATAGGAGGGTATAGGACTAGTGTAGATACTTATAACGCTAGTTTAGTAAGAGGTTCTGCTCCAGAAATGGCAAGAGGGTTAATTGGTATGAGTAGTGGACAAGTTGGAGATTATGCTTTTTTTGCAGGTGGATTTTATAATGATGACATAACGTATTACTCAAGTGATGTTTATGCATATTCATCTTCATTAGTTAAATCAATTTTATCATTAAGTAGTTCCAGAAGTGCTATGACAGTGGCATCTGTAGCTAATTATATTTTATTTATAGGCGGTGTTGGACCGAGGTTATCTACTGCTGTTGATTGTTACAATACTAGTTTAGTAAAAGTTAATGTTGATAGACTTCCAAGTTCGGATCAATCTCCTGAAAATGTAGCAGGTGCTTCTAATCAAAACTATGCTCTTTGTATAGGTGGTGGTTTTGAAACTAAAACAGCTGTTGCACATGCTTGGAATAGTAGTTTAGTTAGAACTACGCCACCTAATTTAACTAATCAAAATAGGTCTAGGAGTAATGCTGGTGCAAGTCATTCCGCATATGCAGTATTTTCTGGAGGAGAAGCATTTGAAAGTGAAACGTATGTTCAAGCACAAGATGTCAATTATTATGATGTAAATTTAGTTAGACGCAGTGCAACTAACTTACCTATTGGACTTAGAGATCATAAAATGATCACTTTAGATAATGTTATGTTTATTGGAAGCGGTGTAGCAAACAATGATTACACATCAGCTATTTATGCATATAAGATAGAATAATATAATAGGAGGTAAATTATGTTAAGATTAGTTAAGTTCGATGGTAAAACAACTTATATGTATCCAAGTGGTGAAATAGCTCCACCTGAAAGGATACGCAAGGATTTTCCTGCTGTAGACTATTTTGCTCATGTTCTTGAGATTAATGGCAATGTATGTCAAGCAGTTATGGAATTAGAGGCTCTTAGGAATCGTTATAATATTGACCCATCGCTGACAGAGGAAGAGGCAATAGCAGCTATTCAGGCTATAATCAATACACCACATCCAGAACCACAACCAACACCTGAAGAGAGAATAGCTGCTGCATTAGAATTTCAAAATTTATTAGCTATGTAGGAGGTATCAAGTATGTCGTTTGAAATAATTAAACGAAACTATGATAGAGGATTGTGGAGTAAACAGATGGTCAAAGTTGCAGTTATAAAGGGAGTTATAACAGCTGAACAATATAAAGAAATAACTGGTGATGATTATCAAGAATAGTGCGCACTTAGAACTGCAAACCGGCAGAATCTGACTATCCAGCACTAACAGAAATAGAAAAAGCTGAAATTTTGGAAGGGCTTGCTTAATCGCAGGCTCTTTTAATTTATAAAAAGAAAGTAGGTGTCTTATGGGAGAAGGTGAACACAGATGTATCATGGAAGAAAGGGTGAGGGCATTGGAAACAGGCCAGGCTGAAACCCGGATATATGTCAAAGAAATAAGGGAAGACATACAGGAAATCAAGACCGACATAAAAAAGGCGGCACAGCAAAATAATGAAAGCTCATGGCAGCCTATTGTTGTTAAGCTCATCGAGGTATTGGGTACTGCCTTTACTGTGCTGGCCTCAATTTTTGGCGCTGTCAAACTTATGGGGAAGGGGTGATGTAAGGTGTATAGAAAAATACGGAAATATGCCAGCGATGTTCACATATATGAGTTTGACCCCAAAATAGAGCGTATTGATGCTGACTTTGGTGTACGCGGCAAGCTTGAACCACTCAGTAAAATAGGGCAGCCCAAACCCGATGAGGAAATTGCCTGCAAGATAAATGCAACGTTTTTCGGCGGCAATGCCGAGAATTATGGAACGCTGGTTGATGAAGGGAAGTATTATACAGCTCCCAGTCCGAATTATTTAGATGTTGTTTTTACGAAGGATTACAAACTCATAATAACTCATCTGAAAAACTTGCAGGAAGTCGCTTATTGGCAGGGTAATGGTTTTTGGGTGGTAGGCGGTTCCTTCTCCCTGGTCCTGGATGGCAAGATAAATATAACCAACACTGCAGCATTTCCACATTACAAGGAGCGGCATCCCAGGACAGCGATAGGGCAGAAGGCCGACAGGAATGTCGTGCTTGTGGTGGTGCAGGGCAGGACATCCGGAAACTCAGGTGTTAATGCAAATGAGCTGGCTGACATTATGTTGGAATTAGGTTGCATTAATGCAGTCAACCTGGATGGCGGCGGCAGCTCCGAAATGATTGTCGGGGATGAAATCGTCAATCAGCCCACTGATGGTAAGGAAAGGCCTATAGGTGTGGCACTGATAGTTTATAAAAAGAAGGAGGTAAAAGGGATGAAAGTATATATTTCTCCAAGCACTCAAGAAAATAATATCGGTGTTGGAAACTACGGTACGGAAGAAAAAAGAATGAATGAAATTGCGGACATCGTTTGTCCTCTCCTGGAATACAACGGATTTGAGGTTAGAAGGAACAGGCCGGAAATGACATTATCACAGATTATAGCCGATTCTGATGCCTGGAAACCGGACATTCATGTGGCTATACATAGCAATGCAATGGGTGGTACAAATTCAGGACAGGCTAGAGGTTGTGAGGTTTACGGATATCTGATTGATGGGAAGGTTACCAACAGTCAGAGGCTTTCAGAAGCGATTTATAAGGAAGTATCTGCTATTACTCCTACCGCCGATAGGGGAGTAAAAAACGGAGTGCCTCATAAATTTGCTGAAATTGTGACGGTCAAGGCTACCAGTTGTATTGTTGAGGTTGCTTTCCACGACAATATGGAGGATGCTATCTGGATAATGAACAATATACCGCAGATCAGTGAGGCAATCGTAAAAGGTATCTGCAATTACTTTGGTGTGCAGTTTAAAAAGCCTGCCGACACTGTGGATTGGAAAGCAAAATATGAAAACCTTGTCGCACAATTGAAAAATATTTTGAAAGGGTTAGGTGAGTGAAATGAGAAACTTCATAATAAGTAACTGGCCGACTATATTGATTATAGCGGTCTTTTTAATTTGGGTTATATACCTGGCAGTAAAAAAGAAATGGGACCAACTCAGAGGCATAGCATACCGGCTAATGCTGCAGGCTGAAAAGGCAATCACCGGCACGAAAAAAGGACGGAAACGCTTTGAAGCTGTGTTTAAACAGGTATACAGCCTGATTCCTCCCTGGCTGCAATTTTTCTTCCCTGAATCCACAGTAAGGGAGAAGCTGCAAGAGTGGTTTTGCGACATCAAAGATTACCTGGATGATGGGAAAGTAAATAGTTCTATATAACTTCATGCTCGCCCCGAGAAACCTCGGGGCTTTTTATATAAAATAGAAGTTTATGTTTACAATTTTTTCTTTACTTTGAAAATTTATAATGATAATATAAATTTAATAAGAATGGCTTAACCCTATTTACAATTCACGAATTCGTGGTACAATTAAACTGTTCACGAGTTCGTGAATTACTGTCACGAACTTGTGAAGAATTATAAATATTGATTAAATAGAGAGGTTACAGCCATGAGTATATTAGATGAGGTTATGACACTTCAAGAAGCAGCAATGGAATGGAAACTTGACGATTCAACATTAAGGCATGCCATAAGAAAGAATAAATTTAAAAGTGATGAAGTTAGAAAAAGTGCCAACACATGGTTAATTTTAAAATCGGCCATGGTTAGATTATATGGGGAAAAGGTTAAACCGATAACCATTTATACTACAGGATATGAGGGTAGAACAATTAATGATTTTATTAATACATTAAAAGAAAATAAAGTGGATATGATTTTTGATATAAGGGAGATTCCAATAAGTCGAAAAAAAGGGTTTTCAAAATCAAGCCTTGAAATTATATTAAAAGCAAATAATATAAAATACGTCCACTTCAAGAAATTAGGTAGTCCAAAACAAATTAGAGATAGATTGCGCGTAGAACATGATTATGAAACGTTTTTTAACGAATACAGAAAATATCTTGACACCCAGGAAGAAACCGTAGACATTTTAAACACAGCAATATCTTCTCATAAAGATATGCGTTTTTGTTTAATGTGTTTTGAAAAAGATCCTGAAATGTGCCATAGAAGTATAGTTGCTGAAAAGATATCTAATTCATTGCAAGATGCAGTTAATATCGTCAATTTATAATTTTATTGGGGTGAGCCACGTGGATCAGTGGGTAAAGAGAAAAGTTTTAATGGTTGTCAAAACATATCCGACACCAAGTACCAAATACAGGGAAACAGTTTGTACAGCTGGGATAACGGAGGATGGTAAATGGATAAGGCTTTACCCAATAAAATTCCGCGATTTGCAAGACGATCAAAAATTTAAAAAGTTTTCCTGGATCGAAGTTGACACAATAAAAGCCCGTGATGATAAAAGGCCTGAGAGTTATAAAGTTAATAGTGATTCGATTAAAATTATACGGCATGTATGCTCACAAAGGGGCATTGAAGAGCGAATGCGCATGGTTCTACCTCTTGTGAAAAAATCTTTAGAAGAGATTGAGGATGATGAAAAATCGAAAGGATTTTCCCTTGGAATCTTTAAGCCTAAACAAGTAAATGATCTTGTAATAACTGAAACAGATAGAGACTGGACGCCAAAGCAGAAATTATATTTGTCCCAAATGTCTATTTTTGATAATGAAAGACACAAAAAGGTTTTGGAAAAGATTCCTTGGGAATTTCAATTTAAGTTTACTTGCGATGATGATAGATGTAACGGACATAAAATAATTATTACAGATTGGGAGATATATCAAACATATAGGAATTTTAAGAATAGATATAAGGATGAAAAGATTGCTTTACAGTACCTAAAAGATAAGTGGTTAGGTATGTTTAATAATCCTAAAAATGATGCTTATTTTATAGTTGGAACAGTACATAGGTTTAAAACTTTTATTATTATTGGGTATTTTATATGTCCGCATACCGAGTACAAACAATTAAGTCTCTTTGAAAGCTAATATTTGGGCTTTTGTTCTAAACGAAAAGGCCCCGGCAATAGCCGGAGCCTCAGTAGACTTCACGATTCCTTTCCCTACACATATATTGCAATAACAAAATTTACCATTTGTAAATAGATAAAATTGTCGTACCTCTCTAGAATTATGTAAACCGTACAAAATATTAAGATTTTTCGTAGCATTGTTTTGATATATAATAACAATTTATTTACGCAACAAAATAACGCATTTAAGCCTGCTTTAAAAATAAGGATTTGAAGGACATAGAAAAATGTTGCGTAACGAAAATCAATTGACTTATAAAACAATGGACATGCCGACTTCCCCGGCAGCATCCGGTTCATCAGTCTTAAAACATATCCGTAGAGGTCATTATCAGATAAGTAGTTGCTTTACCGTAAAATTTTTTCTATAAGTGCTTCCTGTAAAACGGATGAAAAATTAATGTGTTGTTTTTCTGCTTCTTCATTAAGCCATGCAGGTATAGTAAGAGTTTTCTTTACAGCTTTCCCATTTGATTTGTTTTTATAAGCAAAAATATCTACACTAATCATAGCGGTAAAGTCATCACCAGATAAAGACAAAGATTTAGGATTCGATGCTGGAGGAATAGCTTTTTCATCCTCTATTAGACATTCCAAGTATAGACCAAGTGCTTCTTGTGCCATAAGTGTGGCTTCTTCAATTGTTTCTCCTTGTGTTTGACAACCTTTTAAGTCAGGGAAAAACACAGAGAATCCAGTATCCTCATGGTGAAATACTGCTGGATAAACATAATGTCTTTTCATATAATCAACCTCTTTCTATTTCATATAATATATTTGGAATGGCGGGACTTATTTCAGTCCCAGCCTTTTTAATATTGCTAGTTCTAAGCCTTTCTTTAAATCTGTATTGTGGTAGGGTATTATTTCTATTTGACCTTCTTTTTCCATTATGTAGTGGCTTCCTTTAATTCTTTTTACCTGCCACCCGTTATTTTTCATTAACTTAATCATCTCTTTCGGCGTCACTAGCAATTCCCCCTTACGATTATTATTATACACGTATAATACGTATTTGTCAATAGATTATTATTAAATTTTTATGCTGTTTTTATATGACGCTCGTCCGGAGAAACCATTGGCATTCTATTTTCTCCTAAACAGTCACAATGTGTTGATAACTCTTGGAAACTTGTGTATAATGTGGATAAATATATTCAGGAGGTCGGGTTATATGCTCCCTTATGAGTTTAAGGTAAGAGGAAAACACAAAGATACTAACAGATACAGAACGGTACAGATAACGGCCGTATCTGAAAATAAATGTCGCCAAAAAGCACTCGACAAAGGGTTAATTGAACCTCTTGAAGTTGAGCAATTACCGCCAAGAGAACCTACAGAAAGGCAAAGAGCTTATGCATTGAGTTCAGGCATACAAATCCCCGATGGCGCTACATTTTATGATGTATCAGCACTTTTAGATAGAATAGAAAACAACGATAATTCTGACCCACGTCCTGAACTTATTGAATATGCTGACTCAAAAGAAATGATTTTCTCAAAATATATTGGCAAAAAAGCTTTATATAATCTTATTTTCTATTGCTTAGATGGCACAGAAAAGATTGCATTTTTCTTACTATGCGTTTACCGTTGGTTATCAGATGACAGATACGCAAATCTAAATGATCATAAGTATAGGGACAGATTTTTCAAACTCGCAGAGGAACTTGCATCGGATAGCAGCTTTGTTAAATCAATGAATAGGTATTCAGGTGAGGAAATACGATTCTTTGGTGAAATTCGTAGACCTAATGGTGAGTGTTACAATGGAGGAAGTGTAAATACAATTGCTTATAAAAAGGCTGCTGAATTAATATGTAGAGAGTTTGGCTTAAAAAATAGAACAGTTAAGTATTTGTCTGATAATAGGAATGAAAGAAGAAAAGCAACTAGTAATAAAAATAAACTTTTCTGCATCCTCCGAAAGCTTGCAATTATTATGTGGAGTATATTTATTTTTATTACTGTTATAACACTACTTATAAAAAAGTGAAATGATATGCTTTGATCTATTTTAGTAAAAGGCCCGATTTATCCGGGCTTATTTTTAATTAATCCTTTTTCTTTAATTCTGTAATAAGTTTTATCATTAATTCAATTTCTTCTTTTTTAAGATTATACTTCTTGACTACTGAATTTAATTTCGAACTATGTAAAGCGGGATCTCCAATTAGTTCATATATTGAAATATTATAAGCAGATGCTAATGTCCAAAGAATTTCAAGAGTCGGATTTGCTTCTCCACGTTCAATCCTTCCGATATATTGTTGACTTATGTTGGTGTCTTCCTGTACGCGTTGCCTGGAGAGCCCTTTTTTTTCTCTAATAGAACGCATATTTTCGCCTATTATTATCAAGAAGTCCTGAAAATTCAAATAAATCACCCATAATAATTTTAAAATAACGGTATGGTAAAATCTACATAACTATTAGAAATGTAAACTATAGTTATTAAAAATTGCTAAATTTAAAACTATAGTTTATAATATGTTTACATAATAAGTCCGACATGTCGGACGCTTATGAAGTAAAGAACGTGATATAATGATTACAAGGATTTGAAGCAATGGTTACAATTGTACTAAAATCCGTTAGAAATCAGCAAGGCTTATCAATAAGGGAGTTGGCAAGAAAATCAGGGGTCAGCAAATCTCAGATAAGCGATATAGAAAATGGTAAGTCCATGCCAACAATCGATACACTTTGGCTGTTGACTAAAGCTTTAGGAGTTAGTTGCGAAAACTTATATAAGTGCGATTAAATTTTCAATTAGAAAATATAAATATAGGTTGACAAAGATGCAATTTGAAAACTAACATATAAGATATGGGAGGTGGTTACTACTGGAAGTGTATTTTACATTTACATCCAAACAAAATATCAAAGAAAATGAGAGCTGATGATCTTGCCGGATGCACAGCTCTCATACATCAATTAACCCCATTAAGAGGTTGTACATAAAAAGATAACTATAGTCAATGAGATTGTAACTCAAATATGAGATAATGTCAAAAAGAAAATTTAATTTGTGTTACAATTTTATGTTGTAGCCTCTTAATGGTCAATTCAATGTACCTGGGAGGTCAATATATGAATTGTACTAAGAATGAGAAATGTTCTAAACATGAACAGGTTAAGAGAATGCTCGTGGAAAGTGGGATTAATTTCAAAGAAATCCCAATAGAAGAAACAATGGATATCTGCATGAAATATTGTGGAAAAATTGACAACGAGATTTATCTAATCGCATTAAGTATAATTTATAGCTTCTATAAATAAAATCTAAAAGCCTGAAAACTATCTGATTAATAGCTTTCAGGCTTTTTATTTTCTACACTTAAAAGTTATATACCCTTTATTAATAGCATAATATAAATAGCTCTTAGTGTTGCAAACTATCGTTTATATAATTCTTTTAGTTCAATGGACAGGGATATAATCAGGCACGGTTCGCCTCCACCATATCTATTAACAGAGATTGATACAATAAGGGCCAGTCCATCAGGATTGGCCTTTATTGTATTTGATTGAATAAATCGTGTAAAATCAAGAACTTCCAAGGCCATGACATTAATTTTGAAGCCTTTTTGTGCTTTCTGATGTCTTGCCAATGCGCTACAGGAAACTGAGAGGTTGTCTGGTTGATAAAAATGCACCTCCACTAAATCGCACCAATAAGAATCATTAAAAGGTATAGCCTTAATTAGAATCTTTATTTTGTTGCTGCTTTGCGTGTATTCAGTTAATTTAGCAAGCTGTCTAATGTGTGTACCACATCTTCCAGATTAACAGCTCTTCCATTGCGTTACCGATAGGACCTAATAATGCTTTAGCCGCTTTTCCTAAAGGGCTTTAAGTCATTGGAATAATTTGCTATAATTCTGCTAAGCAACTTTTATGTTTATACGAAATAGATATGAAGCATTTAATAGTGACTGAGAAGTGAGGGAAAGTGATAATGAGTAGAAAAATATATACATCTAATGATATTTTAAGATTAGTCGAATACAAAAAGTGCGATGATAGAGTTTTATATGAAAACTGGCAAGATGCCGAAACCCAGAAAGGTTATAATTTCATTCTAGAAGAATCGTTCGAGGAGTTTTCTGCAAGTGAAACAAAGCAGCGTTTTTTGGCAATGATTCAGCTAATAGAAACTAATGAGATAATCGGTTCTGTAGGAATATCTCCACCGGAATCAGTGCCGGATCTTGCGATATGGATTTTTAAGCCTTTTCGCCGAAAGGGATATGGGACATCGGCATTTGCGCTTGCAACGAAGTATGCCATTGAAGTACTGAAAATCGATGAGCTTCATGCCGGTGCGTATGCTGACAATATTGGAAGTCAAAAAATGTTGCACAAATGCGGATATGTTCCGTTTCCCGAAGGAAATGTTCTTGAAAAGCATTACCTTACGGGAGAGGATATTATTCAATTGGATTTCATATACATGGGAAAGCGAAAATGAGTATAATAAAATATAGTGAGTGAACGCTGAATTCGGCAGACTGATCGACGATTGCAAAGCAGCTTGTTATAAAAGTTTACCACACATGGTTACGATAGCCATGTACCCTCCCGGAAGGTGTTGCACCCCCACCATAGGCCGAAGTTTTGGTGCATTATAAAATTGCATCAATCTTGTACTCTTTAGGCAAATTTGTCTGAAAAGCCTGATTGTATTAGATTTTCAGCATTTCAAAAAGAAAAACTGCCCTGGATTTTTGATAAAATCAGGTGCAGTTTTTTTGTATTTGAAAAAGTAAAGGGATTAGCCCCTACATTGATTCCTTCAGTTTCTTAATTTCTATCAAGTTAACAACTTTAGCTGTTATCTTTAGAAGCTAGTTGAAATGTGCTAAAATAACAATTGACTATTATTGAATTTATACATATATAAGGAGTAAGCAATAATGTCTAAATTAACATTGCAAGAATTGGAATCAAAGCTCTGGAAAGCTGCAGACATCCTTCGTGGAGAGTTAAACGCTGCCCAGTATAAAGACTATATATTTGATCTTTTATTTCTTAAACGCATGAACGATGAGTTCTTTGCGGAAAGAGAAAAAAAGAGACAGGAATTTCTGAAACAAGGTATGCCGGTTGATGAAGTGGAAGAGCTGCTAGAAGATCCGCAGATTTATGAGTCTTTTTTTGTTCCTGAACGGGCTCGCTGGGCCAAACTTAAAAATCTCAATCTGAATATCGGGCCCGAACTGGATAAAGCGTTCAAGGCCATTGAAGACGAGCCAAAGAACGTTGAACTGATTGGTGTCCTGACTACTGCAAATTTTAACGACAAAGAACGTGTTAGTGATAAAAAGCTGTCACAGTTATTGTTGCTCTTTGATACCATGCAGCTGGATGCTGATAATTTGGAAAGTTCCGACATGTTGGGAGATGCTTACCAATATCTCATTAAAGAGTTTGCAGATGAAGGCGGAGCCAAGGGCGGCGAATTCTATACGCCAGCCGAAGTGGTTCAGGTGCTTGTAAACATCTTGAAGCCCCAGGAAGGAGACCGCATTTACGATCCGACTGTTGGCAGCGGTGGCATGCTTATCAAGAGTATCGAGTATGTTCGTGAACATGGCGGCAATCCTCGGAATCTGTCTTTGTTTGGTCAGGAAATCAATTTGTCAACCTGGGCGATTTGTAAGATGAATATGATCTTCCATAATGCGAAAGGGGCTGATATCCGCAAGGGTGATACCATCCGCAACCCGATGCATCTGGAAGGCGGTGTACTGAAGACCTTTGACAAGGTATTGGCAAATCCTCCGTTCTCTCTCAAAAACTGGGGTTATGAAGAAGCCATGGCAGATCCAGACCATCGTTTTGTCTATGGTGTACCGCCACAGAGCTACGGAGATCTGGCATTTGTGTCTCACATGGTGGCCAGTTTGAATGCCAAAGGTAAGATGGGTACAGTAGTTCCCCATGGCGTATTATTTCGTGGAGGAGCCGAAAGAAAAATCCGTGAAGGTTTTATAAAGGATGATTTGATTGAAGCGGTCATCGGACTGCCTGGCAATATTTTCTATGGAACTGGCATTCCAGCGGCACTGCTGATTATGAACAAGAATAAACCGCAGGATCGAAAGGGTAAAATTCTTTTTGTGGATGCCAGCCAGGGTTTTGT